TATTGGTTTTTAAGAAGTACATCTTGCCGCCTAGGTTAGGAGAAAAAACAGACTTATTGAGGGCTCCAGCTTGTGAAGCTTTTAAATCTACAGTATCTCCCTCTACTGGTAATCCGGGTTCACCTTCTATTCCTTTATATACCCTATTAACAAACAGCTCACTATCTCCTACTACTTTTTGATTAGTAAAATCTAATGGTGCACCCGTGTTAGCGCTGTAGTCATAATCAAATCCTGCGGTTATTTCAGTGGTAGCGTTATCTGCGCCTAAAACCCCCCAAACATCCACGTCTAGCTCAGAACCTTGTTGCTTAATTGTTTTTTGCCATATAATACCATTACAAGCATTAATAGATATCTCACACTGCCTAGGGGGAGTACCCAATCCATTATTAGCAACAGTTAATGTTACCGATTCGTTTAAGCTCCCATTGTATGTAGGGGTTTGACCATTAATAGTTACCCAGCTTGTTCCGTCTCCTGTATCTACAAGATCAACACTCCATGGCCTAGTGGACTCAATACTTATTGTAGATGTGTTTGAATTGTAGCTAAAGAATATAAATGGACTATCGGGTATAAAATTAGTTTTTACTGAAGATTCACATGGAATTGCGCTTTGATCAGTGTTGGATATAACATATTGCTCTTTAAATGGATCATAAACTCCTAGCTTTTGTGTTGTGAAGTTATCTCTAAACAAATCTTTAAAGTAGTCACTCATTCCGTTATTGGATATCTCAAACAAACCATCTTGACCTAAACGAATAACTGCACCTCTTTTCGCATCTGCAAAATACAATTGAGACCCCCAAGACGTAAAGCTTTCTGGATTATGACTTATGCCATATTCTCCTACATATGGGACTTGAGTTCCTAAAACTTGGGGTATTGAAGCAACAGCTCCCCCACCAACTGCGTCAGAGAGTAGATTTTTGCCAAATAATATTTTAGATATCTTGTCTTCCTGAAGAGTGATAATATCATTGTCCCTAGTATGTAACTTTTGAATCGGACCATATTCTTTATTAACATCTTTATAGTTAGCTAGTGAAAGGTTGAATTCATTTAAGTTATTTATATTGGTGTTTTCTACAAATACCCCACTATAGGTTAAACTTGCAGACAAGTGTTCTTGTTCGTATTTTTCTATACTAGCGCTAGCTCTAGGTGAATACTTTAACCAAGGTAGAGTGTCGCCTGCTTTTATTCTTGTGCCTTCTATTCCGTTTCCAAATGAAAAACAATTAAACTCTGAATTTTGTTCTTGCTCTAGCGTAGGAGTAGGAAGAGAGTTTAAGTTCAAACTAACAACAGCTGGAGATGCATTTAAAGTTTGGTTTTGAATATTAGCTTCATGAAGATTATTTATTTTATCAATATTAAACGTGAATGGAGTTTCATAAAAAATATCAGATGTATTTTCAATTGGCTTAGTTTCAAATATAGGAGGCCCTTCTAAGTTTTGAGTTATTTTAAAAGTAGCGTTTATAGCAGTCATTTTTAACTCACTGTTTCCAGCAGAGTTACCTGAGTTGAAAGCAACTTGATCTTCTGGCTCACTCGCTCTTATATACATCACAATTGGCTCCGTGTAAGTTAGCACTTTAGGCCAATCGGAATAACCTGGATATCCATTTGTATTAGGCACCCCTCCTAGACTTTGTAAAAATTGATGTTGGTAATAAGTTGTTCCATTAATCCCTACGGAAGCGGTAGAAAAAGAGGTAGGTGAGGAACTAAAACCTCGATTTACCAAAACCCTTCTAAAAAAAACTCTTTTTCCCCTATTCTCTTGTCCATTTTGAGCTATGGTGTGAATTAAAGATTGCCATATATTCTCTTCGTAAAACCACTCCTCAATATTATCATAATTTTTGCTCGAAAAAAAAGTACTTTCACTTGTCTCTGTTTGCGCTATACTTGTTCCAATAAATAAATCTTCTGTTAGTTCTATAACTATAGTAGCTCCCAGGTTTATTCGTTTATCTCGCTGTGGGTAATTAGGATTTAAATTATTATCGTTATTTTGAAAAGCTTGCCCGCTATCTGAAACTATTTGATACCCAGCTGTAACTGGAGCTACTCCAGCGTATGTTCCTTTGTTACTGCTAAAATACGTACTCTGAAGGTTTCCAGAATTCATAGTAGGAACATCAAAGACACTTAGTCCTGATTTAGAATGTACGTTTATTGTCCAATAATCTCCTACATTGTAACCTGGGCCATCAGAAAATATAACGAATATGTCTAAATCGTAAGGTACTGCTAGGTTAACTAACGTAGTCGTTGGTGGGTTATCTATCTCCTTTGGAGAGGTGTAATGCGGAATTAAACTAATACCGCTAAACCAAAGCTCATAAACTCCATCAATAAAATTAAATATATCAAAGGTTTCATTTGGACCAATTACCACTTTAATCCTAGCATCTCTTTTTGCTTGGGTTTCATTTTCAGACAGTTTACTAGCACCTGCTACTAGCTGAAGTTTTGTGTTAGTGGTAGAGCCTCCGTAATAATGAGGGAAATCTATTTGCCCTACGTAAGTACTAACTCCAGCACCATTACCATTGAGACCTGTTATTATATGTCCTCCGTAAGAGTTCATTTGTGTTCCATATCCCGGCTTGGATCCCGTACCTATTCCGTTAAATTCAGCCGTGTATTCATCAAGATTAATTTGACTTTGAGTGTCTGTTATTTTAAAATATACCCCAGGTAGCTCTCCATTTCCTAAAAAATCAGATTCTTTTACTTCTACTTCTTGAACTTTATACTGCTTGTTAGAGGAAGTCGCTACACCGTTTAGTTGTTTCATGTATATGAACTCCCCAACAGTAACTTTATTGACTTCAGATCTATTTATAAAAAAGTAATAGTCATTTCCATCCCTGTAAGACGCTAAAGGAAATATGGTTGAATAATCGTTTTCTCTATTTTGTTTTAAAAATATTCTATACTTGCTAGCAAACTCAGGGGGTCTGTGGTTTATAGATATTCTTAAATCGTTTATAGTGCTAGATTGTGTTGGGGGTATATATGTTGTGTTTTGAAATTGATTTTGAATAGTATTTATGTCAGGGGTAAGAACCGTAGACATTCTTCCGTAATCATCTAAGTAAACTAATCCAACCTCGTAAGACCTATCGCTTTTAAAACTAGGAATGCCAAAGGCTGTTGTTGAAGCCCTCGAAGCTGACTCTACTGAAAAATCTATAGAAATATCAGATCCCTGAGAATCTACAATATCATATCCTTGAATATAGTTTCCATATATTATTCTTCCTCCTATTATTTCCTGAGCCTTAGCCTTTAGAGGGACATTGTCAAATAACCTAGAAACCTCATCTGCGCTTAAAATAGAATATATTTTGTTGTTGTTAAATAAAATTGGTAAAATACTGTTGTTTGATAATAGATTTTCTTTTTTATTATAAGTCTCAATCGTAGAAACAGATCCTGTGTATTCGTTAAAAAAAACTACTTGAATCTCCTCCACTTGACTTTCTCCTGTTTCGCACGTTACCTCTACCTGATTAAAGCCATTTATCATAGAATTAAATACTCCATCAGAATAATTAAAGCTCATAGATGTTGTTCCGAATGATGTTGACGAAAAAGGAGACAATGCGCTAAACTCATTATTTTCATATTTCCATCTATAAGCAAACCTAATATACGTTTCTGCCAACCCGTTCAGTTTATTTGGATTGGTGTCAGGAGCTATAGGTGTGGTTATTGTAGTATTATTTACGGTGTTTTGAAGCTGAATCGTAGGTGGGCTTAAAGGCGCTTTTACTATTACAGAAATATCATCTTCGGTAAAATCATCAAGAGCGTAATACCTATCTATATTTAATCTTCTCGGAGGGTTTAAGTTGTCTGTCCAAAAAAGCAGATTATCAATTAAGTTTATGCCTGTTACAGTGTATTCTTTATCAAACTTTAATACCCTACCCTTGGTGTCTTTAAGTAATACAACGTGAGAATTACTTGTTTCGTTATACCTAATTACATAATCAAAATTTGTGTCTGTAACAAACCAATAAAACTCCTCATTAGCAGAATCAGCAATTGCCGCAATAGTAGCTGCGCTAGCGGTTAAAAAAGATAAGTCTCCTCCTACTTGAGTGTTTCCTAATATGTTTTCTATTGATCCAACATTAGATTCTTCTGAAGTGGATACACCTATGTTCTGACCATCTCTGTATTGACCTTGTGGAATAAGACGCTCATCGAGATCCTTATTCATTATCCCTGACGTGAAAGTTCTAGTTATTTTCATTTAATCCATTTAGCTCTACCTCGTAATGGCATAAGAATCCTACTTGGGTGAAGATTACTTAGTCTTATTTTGGCATTTCTTAGTTTATTGCTTTTTTCTTTTCTAGCTCTAGTAACAACATATTCAGGTACATTAAGTTTATTGTCTAAAACCGCCCATCTTATGTATGCGTACAAATAATCTTCGGCTAACTTGTTTATCATGACATCATCATCGTGACCTCTTTCTAAGCCATCTGAAACATATTCCAATATAACCAACTGATTAGCCATGTCGGAGCTAAAATTAATAACCCCTCCTTTTTTATCTATTCTAAAATTTGGGTTTTGATTAGCTAATGATGTATTCATACCGTATTGACCTCCTAATCCATATGAAAAATACCAGTTTCCATCACAGCAGTATCCATTCTTACCGTCATAAGGGTGTCCGGGATTTAAATACAAACTAGGCTTAGTACCCATTATTCTTTTGTTGTCAATAGCTGAAGAACTCCCTAGAGCGTTACCATCTATATCAAACAAAACTTCACAATGATCATCTTGTAAATACGCTGAAGAATAATTAGTTTGAAAGTTTTCTATAAGAGGATAAAGTATTCCATTTGTAAATAAGGATATTCTAACGTAATTAACGTAATCAGCTGGTAAAATATATTTTAAATCAGAACAAACGTCCATCTCTAAAATCTTAATATTTTTTAATGCGTCATAGTTTATTTCTTGAATACCTCTTTTTGCGTGAAATAAAAGTTTATACCTATTCTGTTTACTAACTAAGCTTTCATCTCCTTCAAACATTAACTCAAAGTTGTTAACTATATCTTTTAAAGACACATACTGGTAGTTACCCCAATTAGTACTTTTAGGAACTACACCGTTGTTAGTGTAATATTTTTGATCTGTCATTGAATATGCCATCTATCCTTGTATAAGTTGTTGTTGTTGTTGATTTTGCTCAAACTGAACTATCTCTTGCTCTCTAATACTGATACCTGCGTAGCTACATATTTTTATAATCAACTCTATAGAATCATCTAAAGGTAGTTCAAAATCTTTATAATTAACACTAGTGCTGTTAAATACAGGATCTCCATCTGGTCCAATCGCATTGTAAGTCCAATTTGGTTTTACAGGGTACCTAACATATTGACAAAACAACTCTCCATAAGTGTTTATAGATAAAGGATATGCCGAAACAAGATCATCTTGAAGTGTGTAAGCTGGGTAGCTTGATGTGGGAGATGTTAGGTTTGAAGCATTTAGTTTTATTATCTTACCTTGACTAACTCTTTCTATATCTCTAGCGTCTGCTGCTTTTAAAACTTTGTAATTCTCAGGAGTAGCTAAAAATATATCATCAGTTAAAGTTAAGCTTGTAGCAGCTATGTCTACAACGTAAGCGTATTTTTCTGTTGTAATATTTATCACTACATCACCAATATTGATGCCATCTGTATCGAAGGTTGCACCTGCATCAATTAAGTTATCAACAACAACAGCTGTATTTGCTCCACTAGTTAATAAAGTTTCGTAAGCTGTTAATCTGTTTAAGGTGAACCAATCATCTTGAGTGGTAGATAAACTAGGAGTGAAAAATAAGTTACCTGCTTTATGTTTTAGCGGCTTCGTTTCTGAGAAAATATCTATTACCTCTTCATACTGCTGAGTAATGTCTGCATATCCAGAATTAGACGCCCTTTGGTTTTTCTTTATTATCCATTTGTTGAAGTCAAAAAAGTAATTTTCAAAAACTTCTAACTGTGCCTGTTCAGCAAATAAGTTAAATTCCTCCGGAGTCATGTACCCGTTATTATTTTTGTTTATAATAGCTAAAACGGTATTTCTAATTTCATTAATCATTCGGGAGTATTTCTTACAAAGATAAGTAAAAAAAAAGACCCCTATAAAGGAGCCTTTCATTAAATGTTTAAGTTAAAAGTTTTACATTAAATTCTCTAACGTATCTAACACTTCCATTCCTGCGTCAGTATGAAAATAAGACATCACTGTTTTAACGTGACTCTCGCCATGTTTAACTAATAGTAATCTTTTTTTGTTGTTAGGCAAGTTGTAATAAACTTCTCTGCTTTTTTTACGGTAAGATAACATTCCATCAGTGAACATTTTCTTAACTAAAGATTCTAACGCCATGTCATCATTGTCTAGAGAGTCTAAAAAGTCCATAGGGTAGTCTCTAGCGAACATCAATATATCACGTTTTAATTCTGAAGTTTTCATTGAGTCTACTTTACCGCCTATTAAAACCCTACCTAAGGTTTCCATTTGCTCTACAGATAGCTCTCTAGCTGCAATTAATGCATCTACTTCAGCGTTAATGTATTCTAAATCTCTTTCTGCATTTTTTTCGTGATCAACTTCTTCAAATACTATACCCTTGTCTGGGTGAAGTTCTAAAAATTTTTGTAGTAAAATATCTTCTCTTCTTGTGCTAAGGAATCCATCTTCAAATACAATAGTACCTAGTAAAGCTGAACCATCCTGTTCGTCTTCAAATATTGACTGCTGATTAACCGCATACCTTAGTGGTCGGTTTACCATTTTTTCTTCATCAAAATATATTAAAGGCTTTTGTGTTGTGTTTCTAGATGCCAGCATTAGGCTTAATGGAGTGTGTTTTGTTTTGAGTTTATACACTCTCGCTTTTGGTTTTGTTGTTTTCATTTTATTTAATTTAAGTAAGTAAAAAAAGGGGATGGCAAACCCGCCCCCCTTAAATTGTATACAATTATCCTTTGAATATTACAAAGTTGTTTGCGCCCATTGTACAAAGAGCTCTTTCAGATAGGAAGTGTACTTCCATAGCATCAAGAGAACTTGTTTTAGCACCACCAACTGAACCAGTGATCCAAGTTTTGT